TCTTTTTAGCGAAAACAGTTGCCGGAACAACAGTCTTAACTGGACAAGGCTTCTCAGTAGGCGCTACTAGAACCTACACTTACAAAGTCTTACAAGACAATAGGGACTATGCTGTAGAACAATAGGACTCACGTCCTTGCAAAGTGCATTACTATATACCTTCCCTACCCTTTCCAAAATACCCCCCCCCCTTTAGGGGGGGTTGGGGGGGGTGCACCCCACCGGAGGTGTCACTACGAGCGAAGCGAGATGGAGGCTATACCTCGTCACACGATGCGGGGTGCACCTCGCCCCGCTCGCCTATATAAGTAGAGGTCCAGGACATATATTACCCTGGACCTCTGTTCCATAACCTCTGTTCCATTTTTTTCTAGCCTTTAGATTATACAATGGCTTCTGGAAAATACCGCTCTTACGTATTTACTGTTCAGAATTACACTGACGAGGATATTCTTAGACTCGATTCTTTAGATGTTAAATATCTTATTTATGGTAAAGAGATTGCCCCTACCACTGGAACTCCCCACCTGCAAGGCTATGTCACATGGCCTAACCCGCTCGCTAGAAAGGGATCAACAAAACGATTAGGTGGATGTTGGAATCAACCAGCTAACGGAACCCCTGAACAGAATCAACAATACTGTTCGAAGGAAGGACGGGACGTCACAGAACGTGGACATTACAACCCTGGTGGAAGGTCGGACTTAGATTTAGTTAAGGACATTATCAAAGAAGGTGGTGGGATGAGGAAGATCGTAGATGTTACTACTTCTTATCAAGGGATTAAAATGGCAGAGGTTTTGTTAAAGTACAAAGAGAAGCAACGCGACTGGAAACCAGAAGTACACTGGTTCTACGGACCCACCGGTACCGGAAAGACAAGGGAGGCTATTAAGATACTTGGAGACGACTGTTATGTAGCTATGTCTACGATGAAATGGATGGAAGGATATGATGCACATGAGAATGTGCTCATTGACGATATGAGAAAGGATTTTTGTAAATTCCACGAACTACTTAGATTATTAGATCGATATGGAATGAGAGTAGAATGTAAGGGCGGATCTCGCCAATTCTTAGCTAAGAAGATTATTATCACCAGTTGCTTCTCACCCCAGGACATGTGGACCAATAACATGGGCGAACAACGTGAAGACATCGGACAATTACTTAGGAGGATCGACAAAGTAACTAGATTTGGAGAATCTATTTTTTAATTATTTTCTTGTGTATATAATATACCAATTCTACTGAACTTATCACCCATGGCCCGCTATCAATCCAAACGTGGATCCCGCTCAGGAAACTTTAACCTTCACCGTGCCGGCACTCTCGCTGCTGCTGCTGGCCGGTATCTCTCGTCTCGTTCTTATACTAAGACGCAGACCAAGAAATCAACCAACGGACCCGGAGTCACCAACCAACATGACACTAGGCTCATTTACAAACGCAAATCAATGCCGGCTGGCAGAAGAAAGAAGTGGGTTCGCAAGATCCGCGAAGACACCGCTATGACCCTTCACAAACTCGGAAGTACATGTATCGTGAATAACGATAGTATGACAAAGACCTGGGTAACCTCAACTCAGAACTACCTCGCTTGCAACCTTTATGGTGCCAACGGAACTGAAGTGCTCAACGGAGAAATCGGTACCAACGACTTATGGTTAATGGCTAACCAAGATCCCAGAATCAATCCAACAGGAGGCCGAGTTATCTTCGCCTCCGCTTGTCTGGACATCACCTTCCACAACAGTGGAGATACTAAACTTGAGATAGATCTCTATCACGTAGTCCATCCCGTCCACAAAGGGATCGGACAGTCTTATATCTCGGAAATCACACAAGCCGAAGTAGCCACCGGTACTGGAGGCATTGGAGGAGCTACGCTCTCTATGCAAGATAAGGGAGCCACTCCCTTCCAATTCCCATTCTTATCCTCAATCGGGAATAAGATACTCTCAAAGAGGAAATATTTCATGGGCCCTGGTCAAGTATTCACTTACCAAATTAGGGACCCCAAGAACCGTTACATCAAGACCCAAGACATCTACGGTCAAACGAGCTTCGTTAAACCCGGATGGACCCAAACGCTATTCTTTTTAGCGAAAACAGTTGCCGGAACAACAGTCTTAACTGGACAAGGCTTCTCAGTAGGCGCTACTAGAACCTACACTTACAAAGTCTTACAAGACAATAGGGACTATGCTGTAGAACA